TTAAGAAAATGATTTTCCAAGGCAAACCATTTAACGAAGATAACCGAGAGCATATGATTATTGAACTTGGTGATCTGATGTGGTATGTTGCTCAAGCATGTATGGCGCTTGACATATCTTTTGATGATGTAATTAAACGTAATGTTCAAAAACTTTTAAAGCGTTATCCTGAAGGTGCCTTTGATGTTTACTTTTCCGAAAATCGTAAGGAGGGAGATCTATGAAAACACTAACATCTTTTACTGCTCCAAAAAAAGCAAAGTTTATGTTCCAACATACATCTCAAGGTCCTGTGATGTGGGTTGTGTCTGATAAAGGCAACCAGAAACTTTTTAGATTTCGTGGAAAAACAATCCGCGATAAAGATAAAAACTTTTCGCATATGAAATATTATCTGGAGGAAGTATAACTATCTTGGAGGGTCAATCCGATTGGCGACGGAACCTGTCTTGAAAACAGTTGAGGTGTTAAAGCCCTTGGGCGTTCGATTCGCCCACCCTCCGCTCGGGGTTATAGCTCAATTGGTAGAGCATTCGGTTTGCATCCGAAAGGTTTGGGGATCGTACCCCCATAACTCCATAAATAATTAAAAATGTTTTAAATGAAAGATTTTAAACAGTTAAAGCAAGAAGCAACACAAAAAAGATATAAACAAAAAGAAATATTTCAAGAAGGTAGTGTTGTAATGAATGCTAATACTGGCGAGAAGGGGACGATAATCCGCTCTGGTGTTAATTATGTTATAGCTGTTACTGAAGAAAAACAAATGTTTCGTGCGTGGATAAAAGATATTCGAGAAGTTAATGTTGTTGAAAACATAAATAAGAACAGGAAAAGTATATTCTTTACAAATGGAAAGACAGAAACCATCGACAACTATTCACAACAATGACGAATATTCTAAAGCGTTGATTGAATCTACGATATCATATTTTAACAACAAAAAAATTATTTCAGAAGAAGGAATTCCATCTTTACAAAAGAAAGGTGGCGAAGATGATTTTTCAAGAAAAGATCCTAAAGCAAATGCAGCAGTAGCAGATCCTTCTGTTGATCTCCGCACTGGTGCTGGCGTAAAGCAATCACATGGTGCTAAAATTAAGTATACTAATGTAGTTGCTAAAGAAGGTTACGAAGAAAAAGAGAAGAAGAGTAGCAAAGAATGCAAACCATGTGAAGACAAAAAAGAAAAGGTAAAAGAAGCCTTTAATATTCATGTGGAAGGCGTTCACTATGTGTTTGAAAAAATGGATGGGGTTGATGATAATGGATCTAAAACCTGTTGGAAGGGATATAGAAAAGCGGGCACCAAGATGAAGGGTGGTAAGGAAGTAAACAACTGTGTAAAAGCTGGTTACGAACCATTTGGAGAACTCATCCTTGATGAAAACACATCTCCAACTGCTACATATGGACATATGGTAAATTACATTGAAGAGAAGAATGGTTTGTATGCTAACATCCATGCCAAGCGTAGACGTGGGGAAGCACCTGCCAAACCAGGACACGAAGATTATCCAGCAAAGGATGCCTTCAAGAAAGCAGCAAAAACTGCCAAGAAAGAAGAGTATGATGTAGATACTGCTAATCAACTGTGGTCTGAAGTTGCCGAGAAACTTGAGCAACTTGGAGAAATGGATGGATCTAAGTTTAAAGTTATTGGTGAAAAAAAAGATCTCCCTGGTAATCAAGAAAAGATTGATGCTAACAAAAACGGCAAAGTAGATGCTCATGATTTTATGCTTCTCCGCCGCAAAAAAGTTGGAAAAGTAATGAAAGCTAAAAAGAAAGTAGAAGAAACTTTGCAACTTGAGCAGGAGATTGAAGAAGAAAAAAAGCAGTAAAGCCAACTGTAGAAATTCTTCCTGATATTGATGATGGTAATCCTGAATATAGGAAAAAGAATCGTAAGTATGTTGGCAAAGCTGTAAAGAGTCAGGAAAAAAATCCATCTGACATTATAAATACTGCTGGAAAACATTATAATTAACGGAGTTCCACCATGGGCGCAGTAGTCGCAGTGGTAAAACCACTCATTCTTTCTCTCGCAACAAACCCAGCAGTTAAAAATCTTGTTATTGAACTTTTAACTAGGTATGTGAAGTCAACTGATAATAGCATTGATGATGTAATACTTACTCTTGTAAAAGATAAACTCTTTACACCACAAGCATGATTACCTGCTTTGTAACTAACTGGGGCGTCACTATTGTTCTTGGATTTCTTCTCTCATTATCTGAGTGGTTATCAAAAACAAAAAGAACAAAAGCAAATGGGATACTAGATTTTTCACAGTTGTTTTTAAAAACGCTATTAAATAAACGGGGTGCTTAATCGCCCCCTTTTTTATAAATAAAAGATAGAAACGAAAAATCTTTGGAGAAATTAAATGTCTCTGTACGGAAAAACTGACGCCGCCGCTAACGTTACTAAAGCTAGCAAAAATCTCGCTTCTTCATCACAAGCAAAACAAATTATTTTTGTAGATAATACTGAGGCTGCTTTATCTGAAAATAAGTTACGTGGAATTAACGCTCCAGGTTGGTGGTCGTATTTTACATACACCGATTCTGACGGGCACACCAGACACAAAGCAGAGCATTTAATTACAATTGCTGATCCTATTGGTCCTGAAACTCAGGCTGATGACACAATTGCTGCTGACATTGCTTCTGCAATTTCTATTACTACACAACCATCAAATCAAACGGCTCAGGACGGCGAAGCTACATTCTTAGTGGTTGCCACAGTTTCTCCTAGTGGAACTCCTGTCTTCCAGTGGCAACGTAGGACAACGACAAGTGGTAAGTGGGTAAATCTTGCTGGCGCCACAAGTGCTTCTCTTGCCCTTACTGGACTTACGGCAGCATCCAATGGTTATGAGTTCCGTGTAAAAGTTACATCAACTGTTGGTTCTGAGGAAGTAATTTCTAATAGTGCTGAATTGACTGTGTAATGTATGTTATTTGATGAGTTGACAAAAGATAATTGGATTATGTTTGCTATTAAACATTATGAAAATCCCAATTCTGTTACCTACGAAGATTTTGAAAAAGATTTAAATAAATTTAAATACCTTAAAAGATTATTTCGTAGGTATTTGACAACGGGTGATTTGAAACACCATTTAATTTTAAATCATATAATTGTAATGTATAATGTTTTTAATGATGCTGCTACTCCATTATTATTCTATAAGATGGAATCAAAATATTGGCCAGCGTTGAAAGCATTTATGATGTTTCTAAATAGATTACCAGAACCACTTAACATAAATGTTGACGAAACATGTCTAAATCTATTAACGAAAATTTAAGTGAGATGATGGCGGGAGATGGGTCTTCTGTTTCTATTCCCCCCTCGTTCGTTTTTGTAAACCCTAGATCACAAAGAGCTTACAAAAAAGCAAACAAAGATAATGTTGATGGTCGTTCAAGGGGTGCTAAAAAATTACTATCCCGTATTTCTCAAAGGCGTAGCAAAATGAAAGAAGAATTAGAATTGATTTCTGAAAAAGTGCCCTCCGAAACTGAAAGGGCGCAGCAACAAATCAGAAAGAAAAAAGAACTAGAAAACAAAGTATCTCTTCAAAAAAGAAAAGATGCAGCAAAACAAAATATGCAAAATAAAACAGATGAGATGAATATTTTAATGAAAGCTCGTCTTGCAGATTTTAAAAAGAAGGCAGCGGAGCAACAAAAAAAAGTACAAAAAAATCATTATGAAGTTGAAGGTGGACAAATTATGAACGAAAATTCAACAACACTAGATGCACTTGAAGTAGCACTTCAAGTTGCAACGTCAGAATTAAATCCAACTGGCGAAACTGAGTTTGCCAAAATTACTTTTGGAGATGGATCACAACAAAACTTAGATAATTTTTCAGCAAAAAGAATTGCTGCTGCGTATGCTCAACTAGATGATTCGAATAAAGATAAGTTTCGTTTTATGTTGAATAAAGATGCTGCTACTTTTCAGTCAGCTCTTGAATTTGCAGTCCGCAATGTTTGACGGGGAAGAATATGTTTGGAGTTGGTAAAGACATAGAAGTTTTAGAAGCCAAGTTTCAAATATATGAAGACCTCTCCAAGGAGATGCTTGACAAACTTGAGAGAGCAGTTGATAAAATCAGTGAGGGTAACCAAGCA